GCAGATGACTATCTAGGGATTTATCAAACAGATGACACAATTATCTGCTCCCTAGACAAGGATTTGTTGCAAATAGCGGGTAAGCACTATCAGTGGGCAATCAGAGGGGCAAATTGGGAAAAGCCAGATACCTACTTAGAGCAAACTGAGATAGGGGGTTTACGTTTATTTTATGAGCAGTGTCTAAAGGGAGACACATCAGATAACATTAAGGGATTAGCAGGTATAGGGAACGCCAAAGCTAAGAAGTTTCTACAAGACTGTGAGACAGAGCAAGACATGTTGGCAGTTATGCTAGAAAAGTATTCCCATGAGGACGAATTTCTTTTAAATGCACAGTGTGTATGGATATTAAGAGAGTTTGATGGATATTACACTAAACGGTATAAGGAGTTACAAGATGGACAAATGGCTAGAGAATCAAAAAGTAGCAGTAGACCACTTGAAGGAGTGCCTAGAGATGGAGTTAGTGCTTGACAATAACATGGCAGCTATTAGGGCTTATTTATTAGTCATAGAGGACAACACCACTAAAGAGGAGTTTCAAGAGTATGGCAAAACGATTACCAACAGTGAAAAAATCTTCAAAGAATACGAGTACAGAGTGGACAAGTGGTAGACTCAAGAGTTTTATCACCAGCGTACTACGGGGAGGGTATAGAAAATTCCCTGCTAAGTATGAAGTTTTAAAGGATGCGGGTGTAGGGAAGAAGATGAACAGCAAGACAAAGCGGATGGGAGAGCATTACATCTGCGCTCATTGCAAGAAGCAATACCCAGGAAAAGAAGTTAATGTAGACCACATTGACCCAGTAGTGTGTCCTGATGAAGGTTTTGTAAACTGGGATGTGTATATAGCAAGGTTGTTCTGCCCTAAAGAAAACTTACAAGTATTATGTTCAGAGTGTCACACCGTTAAGACAGCAGAAGAACGTAACCAACGCACAACTACCAATAATGGAGAATAGTTATGAGTAAACGAATTATAGTAATACCAGATACACAAGTTAAGTTGGGTGTACCAATGGAGCATCTCAGGTGGGCAGGAGAGTACATAGCAGAGCTAAAGCCTGACTACATTGTCCACATTGGAGACCATTGGGATATGCCTAGCCTTTCCTCTTACGACAAAGGCAAGAAGTCCTTTGAGGGTAGACGGTATAAGGATGACATTAGTTCAGGTAATGAAGCAATGGACATACTACTAGCCCCTATAAAGAAAGAGATGAAAAGGTTACAGAGAAATAAAAAGAAGCAGTGGACACCTAGATTGATATATTGTATGGGGAATCATGAGGAACGAATCAATAGGGCTATAGAATATGAAGCTATCTTAGAGGGTGTGATTGGCTACAAAGACTTGAACTTAAGTGATTGGGAAGTGCAGAACTTCTTAGAGCCAGTTATCTTAGAGGGTGTAGCATTTGCCCACTACTTTACTTCAGGTGTAATGGGTAGACCAGTAGCAAGTGCAAGAGCTTTACTAACTAAGAAGATGATGAGCTGTGTCATGGGACACGTACAAGATAGAGACATAGCCTTTGGTAAGCGAGGGGATGGTGCTAGGTTGACAGGGTTGTTTGGCGGGATTTTCTACCAACACGATGAGAACTACTTAGGGTATCAAGGTAATGGCTCTTGGAAGGGAATTTGGACATTGAATGAAGTGAACAATGGTAGCTTTGATGAGATGCCTATTAGCATTAAATATTTGGAAAATAAATACGGGAGAACAGAATGAGTGTTAGACAAGTTAAGTTTTGGTATTGGTTGGTTAGTAAACTGCCTAAGAAGTTGATGTATTTTGCCTTCATGCACATTGGCGTATATGCCACCACAGGAAAGTATGGAAACACTATTGTTCCTGAATTGTCTATGATGGATGCTATTGCTAGATATGAGAAGGATAACGAAATTAGATAATAAGGTTTTCTTAATAACAGGGAATGATAATGAGTATAGCCAAAGCCACCCCAAGAGCAATGAAGGCAGTAAGGAATCTTTTTGGAGTAGATACAATTCAGAAAGCCTCAGAAAGTCAAGTAGCAGGGTCACATTATAGCAAGTTAAAGATACAGCCAATGGAATATAGCATGGCTAATTCCTTGAATAGCTGCCAACATACAGCTATTAAGTATATTACGAGATATAAGGACAAAAATGGTGAGCAAGATATTGACAAAGCCATCCACACTCTAATGTTGTTAAAGGAATTTGAATATGGAAATAAAAAATAGCCCTACGATAGTCTCAACCTACGAAGATGAGACAGGGTACGAGTTAGTTTATGGAAAGCCCTTATACACGTTGCAAGAGATGAAAGAAAAGCTAGTAGAGCAAGTTGATGAGATTACGCTAATAGATTGGTTAGAGGTTAATTCAGAAGACATTGTGAACGCTTTTGAAGACAAGGTAGTTGCAAACTATGACAAATTACTTGGCGAATTGGAATGACTCTTTCCCACCAATTAACTTATACAATTATAAAATAGAAAGAACGACAATGGATAATTCACAAGAGCTACTATCAAATATCACAGTTTTCAACAAGTATGCAAAGTATGTTGACAAGCTAGAGAGGCGTGAAACTTGGAAGGAGTTAGTAGACCGTAACAAGGAAATGCACATACGGAAATACCCTAAACTTGTAGATGAGATTGAGTTAGCTTATAACTACGTGTACGATAAAAAGGTCTTACCATCTATGCGTAGCCTACAGTTTGGTGGAAGACCAATTGAACTAAGTAACAACAGAATGTTTAACTGTGCATTTAGTCCAGTAGACCACCCTGCTGTATTTAGTGAGACTATGTTCAACTTACTTGGTGGTAGTGGAGTAGGTTTCTCAGTACAGAAACACCACACAGAGCAATTACCAACGATTGTAGGCACTAAAGACCGCCAACGTAGGTTCTTAGTAGGGGACTCAATTGAAGGATGGTCTGATGCTATTAAAGTGCTAATTAAAGCATACACACAGGGTAAGAGTGACCCTGAGTTTGATTTTAGAGACATTCGCCATAAAGGTGCTAGGTTAGTAACAAGTGGTGGAAAAGCACCTGGACCAGACCCATTACGTATCTGCTTAGATAAGTTACGTAGTGTACTTAATGATGCTGTAGGTAGAAAACTACAGCCATTAGAAGTACATGATATGATTTGCCACATTGCAGATGCAGTATTGACAGGTGGTATTCGTAGAGCAGCTTTAATTAGTCTCTTTGACAAAGATGATTTAGACATGCTATCTGCTAAGGCAGGAAATTGGTGGGAGTTAAACCCTCAGCGAGGTAGAGCTAACAACTCAGTAGTGTTAAAGCGTGATGAAGTGTCACAAGATGAGTGGAAAGAGATTTGGAAGAAGGTGGAAGATTCAGGTAGTGGTGAGCCAGGAGTGTTTTGGACTAATGACTACGACATGGGCAGTAACCCATGTTGTGAAATTGCTCTAATGCCTAACCAATATTGCAATCTAGTAGAAGTAAATGTTAGTGATGTTGTAAGTCAGACAGAGTTAAACTATCGTGTAAGAGCAGGTACTTTTATTGGTACTTTACAAGCAGGGTATACTGACTTTCATTACCTTCGTTCAATATGGAGAGAAACTACAGAGAAAGAGGCACTACTTGGTGTGTCTATGACAGGGATTGGAAGTGGAGCTGTTCTAAAATTAGACCTGAAAGAGTCTGCAGAAATAGCTAAAGAGGAGAACGCACGTGTTGCTAACCTTATTGGTATTAATGTCAGTTATCGGATTACTACTGTTAAACCTGCAGGAACTACCTCACTGGTCTTGGGTTCAAGTAGTGGTATACATGCTTGGCATAATGATTATTATATTCGCCGTATGCGTGTGGGTAAGAATGAACCTCTATATGCCTATATGAAAGACAAAGTACCCGCACTAATTGAAGACTGCGTACACAAGCCTCATTTAGAGGCGGTGATGAGTTTCCCTCAGAAAGCCCCAAAGGGTGCTATGTTGAGAACTGAGAGCTACAAGGACTTGCTAGAGCGCGTTAAACGCTTTAATCAAGAGTGGATAGGGAATGGTCACAATGTTGGAGAGAATACACACAACGTAAGTTGCACAATCTCATTGAAAGATGATGAGTGGGTAGAGTGTGGTCAGTGGATGTGGGATAACCGTGCAGAATACACAGGGATTTCTGTACTACCCTACAACGGAGGTACATATCAACAAGCACCATTTACAGACTGCACAGAGGAGGAGTATCATCTGATGTATGAGCAGTTAGCAAAGATTGATTTAACCGAGGTAGTAGAAGGCGAAGACAACACAGAAGCTAAAGACAATTTAGCTTGTTCAGGTGGTTCTTGCGAAATTTAAAGGAGATACTATGTTTTTTATAGGCACACAGTTTATTTCAGGAGCATTAATTGGAGGTGAGTTTATCACCTACGAAGATTTAGGGTATGAAGGGGATGGTTGGTACTTGTCACTTAACTTTGTAATACTTAGGGTAGTTATAGAAAAGGGAAGTTTAGAGGAGTAAAATAAGGGGGCTAAGCCCCCTTATT